TCGTGATGCGGCTTATCATACACCGGGTAAAGAGATTGTACCTACAGCTTCTAAGCAAGGTGAACGTCTTGTCTCAGTTGATGACCTCTTAGTTAATGCTCAGTTTGTTCCGAACATTGACGAAGCAATGTCACACTACGACATACGTTCCATCTATACTCAAGAAGCAGGATTTGGACTCGGTAAAGTTGCCGACCAAAATATCCTACGGCTCTGTATTAAAGCTGCTCTCTGTGAGAATGCTGCTTTAGCTGGTACATCTACAGGAGCACCAATGATCCAAGACTACTCTATCTTTGATGACGAAGATTTCTCAGGTAACGTAGTTGTTGGTGGAGATGAGACTACTACTAGTAGTGTAGCATCTTCTATCCGTGATCCTAAACAGATTGCACAGTCACTAATGGATGCCAAGCGTATTCTTACTAATAAGAATGTTCCGGGCGACCCGTTCATAGTTATGTCAAATGACATGTACTATGATATGTTTAAGATTTCAGGTTCAACAAATCTGAATGACTTAGCAATCTTCAACCGGGATATTGGTGGATCAGGAAGTGTTGCAACAGGACAAGTACCTACAATCTTAGGTATGCCTGTGTACGTAACTAACCACATGGGTTCCTACACTAATACAGCAGGAACTACATGGTCTTCTGATTTGTGGACTCAAGCTTCTACATCTGCAACGGATGCTACTAGAATGGCTGTTCATGAAACTGGAACCGCACCAGCTTGGGGTGATCATCAACCTCTAGCCGCTTCTGTAGGTTCTGGAAGAACTACTCAGTATGACGTAGGTTACGATACTGCCGCAAATAGGTGGAGTACTGATGTGAACAACATAGGAGCTACTAGTGGTACAGCACGTACTACTGCTTACATCTCTGATGTTGCTTTACGTGTACGTGCTCTTGTAATGACTAAAGACGCAGTCGCTACTTGTAAACTGATGGATCTTTCGGTTGAGTCTGAGTATCAGATTAATCGCCAAGGTACATTAATGGTGTCTAAGTACGCAATGGGACATAACGTGTTACGTCCTGCGTGTGCTGTAGCTTTGCTTCAAGGTTTATAGAAGCAAGGTAACTCTTAGGGAGTATCCTTTAACTTGGGTACTCCCTTTTTTTTCAATAGGAAACTAATGGTTGATAAAAAAGACTGGACAGGAATGGCAAACTACAGGAAACAAGCCACAGGGAATGTTAGAACTAAGCCAAAACCAGATTACTTATTGGATACTAGAAATGCTCCTATTCACCCTCAAAGTAGTGTCCAACAACAACACGAAAGATTCACAAAGACAGTACCTCCAGAAACTAGAAGACTCACTACTGGGATGGGAGACCAACAACTAGGTCAGATAGAATCAACAGAACTCAAACAGAAGTACTCAAAGAGACCCATATTAAACAGTAAACAACAACTTAAGACTGGGCTAATACCTCGCTTTACAGGAATAGTTAATAAGATGATGGGAAGATGGGGAACTCCAGTTACTAATCTTCTGTTTGACCCAACCGAATTAAATAGGGAAGAAGACTACTTACTAGGAGCTTGGAAAGAACAAGACAGACTCAGCCAAGTTGCACGAGATAAATTAGCAGGGACTCCCCACTTTGAATCTAAACTATTAAATGAACGAGTCCAAGATGAAAATGCTAAACAGAGTATAATGGGATTCTCAGCTAATGATGACACCTTCCACGTTGACTATTATGATGTCCTGTTTGGAGAAGAGGGTCTTATGTTTAAAAATCCGGATGAACTGACTGAGGAAGAAACTAGGTATGGTCTAGGTTACACAAGAAGTGTAGAACACTTGTTTAACACACATGCTACAGCAGAAACTAAAGCAAGAAAACTTATAGAGCATAACAAGAAGTTTGTCACGTGGTGGGCTTATGGAGGAGAATCCCAAGTAACTGATAGTGTATTTAAGGCGGGTAAAGAGATAAGGTTCCCAAAGCTTGTGACTCATGGAACCTTTGGAGACATATTTCCTTCAGTAGGCTTTTGGAGTAGGAACATGCTTACTGATCCATACGTTATAGAAGGACTTAGGAAAGCTGATGATGAGCAGGAAATGCCTAGTCACTTAGGTACATCATATCAAGCAACAGGAGCTATAGCAGATAAAAGAAAGGATAGCAAAAGTAAGGAGTACCACACAATAAGGGATAATCCTAGTGCAATCCAAAGTACTATAATAGATAAGCAAAAAGGTGATGATCCTAGAGGTACAGGGCCAAAGTATTATAGTGGTTGGATAAAATCCAACAGCCTTTTAAGACTGCCCGAACTCCATAACTGGGAATTTGATGTTGTACTAGAGCACCTACAGGGAGGAACAATGGAAAGGGATGGAAAGATTGTATCCTTTGGTGGTACTGATAGTAATGGTAGAAACTTCTTTAAAGGTAAGTGGAACTATGCTAAGCCAGATGTTCTATCGGTTAAAAGAGAGATAAAATTAGGGGCTGATGTAAAGGAGAATCCCGACTTACCTGAATGGAAAAACAAAGGTACAGAGTTTCCAAAACTGATGCTTTACATTGGTAAAGGTACTGCGGCAGAGCAAGTAATGAACCATGCACATCAAATGATGACAGAGGACTACGAAAGAGAAGGTATTGAAGCACCTAACTGGAATGAGGATTTTGAGTCTCTATCACCGGGAGAAAAAGCAGAGATACATTATTATAAGATGCACGGATTAATGAAGTTCATTAGTAAGGATTTGGGTTATGATGGGATTGAGTATGATAATGAGGTGGAGGATGCCCTTAATAAAGGTGGTGAAGTAAAGACAAAGGAAGAAAGAGATCCTTCTTACATACTCTTCCACCCTTGGCAGTTTAAGTCAATATATAATAATGGGGACTACAAGCGTGGAAGAAGAAATTTCTTAGGAAGTACTAGTAAATACAAAAAGAAGGAGCAGGTAGCATGAGCACAAGATTACTAGAGAATATGTCAGAGTTACAGGCAGTCAACATGATGCTGACGACTATCGGAGAACAGCCTATTGCTAACTTAAATGATAAAGCAGGACTACAGGATGCTTCCATAGCTCAAGACATACTACATAATACATCAAGACAGGTACAATCAAGAGGTTGGATATTTAATACAGACCTCCAAAAGATCCTGTCCCCAGATTCAACTACAGCAGGTGGAGGGAAGATTAAGGTAGATTCTAACGTCTTACGTATAGACACCACTTCTAAGGTAAGGTCTAACAAAACAGATGTAGTAGAACGTGCTGGATACCTCTATGATAGGGAAAAAAATACTAACCTATTCACAGATACTGTAACAGTAGACTATGTTACATTTCTACCTTTCAATAGTATTCCTGAGTCTGCACGTAGATATATAGCAGTTAAGTCAGCACGTATATTTCACGATAGAGTGGTTGGTTCAGGTGAGTTACACGCCTTTTTCCAGCAGGATGAAATGCAAGCATGGTCAGACCTACTTGAATACCAGTCAGAAATAGGTGACTTTAATATCTTTGATGACTATGATACCTTTAGAGTAGTAGACAGGAACCAAGATTCAAACGAACATTATGCGTGGAGGAAGTAGATGGCTTTAATCTCAGGTACTATACCAAGTTTAATTAATGGTATATCCCAACAACCTGCTACTCTTAGGTTACCAACACAGGGAGAGATACAAGAAAACGGACTGTCTCACATTGCACGTGGTCTAGAGAAAAGACCATGTACTGAGCATGTGACATTAGTAGCTGGTGTAACCTCTAGTAATAGTGACGATGTATTTATTCATACTATCCGTAGAAGTGAGGACGAAGCGTATGCACTAATTATGAAAGGTTCAACTAGTAGTGGGACACCAGAGATTAAAGTGATTGACCTAACAGGTTTTGCTACTGGAGTTGCTGGTACTGAGGTACACGTAAGAGCAACTGCCGATGGAGTGTCCGGAAGTTCGATTCCACTAAATACAATTAATGGAACAGGCAATGGTTCAGCCACTCCTCCTACTGTTACAGGTACAGCCGCTACAGATATGTCTATCCAAAGGGACTACCTAAATGAATTTGCTACTGCCACTAACGCCTTTTCTCCACATAGTCTATCAGCTACTACTATTGCTGACTACACATTTATACTCAATAAGACAAAGGTAATAAAACAAAAGGTTACACTTCCTAGTGTTAGACCTTATGAATCACTTTTGTATTACAAGATTGGAGACTTTGGTGCAAAGTACCAAGCACTTATTACTGAGTGGAACGTAGATGCAACAGGTACAAAGCCAGCAAAAGACGCAACGAAAGTATCTCAGTATAAAATTATATTTGCTACTCCAGATAATGAGGTGGAGTCTAGGTCTGGTGCAGGGACTTTAGGAAACTCAGCTTCCATCAATAACCAGCCGTCAGTACGTGTAAATAACATTGCAAATGCAATGGTTACAGGAGCAGATGATAGTACTTTAGTACGTTTAGTATCTTCTTCAAGTTCGTCTACTTCTACTAATCACGAAGTTTATGTTGGATTAACTAGTATAACTGATGGGACTGCAAAGTCTACTGGTGAATATGGAGGTGACAAAGGTGTCAAGAGTCGGGGTACATACACAGGATCAACTGTAACAGGAACTAGTTGGAATGGTACAGGTGGACTTAATGGGCTTGTATCAGCTAACTCCCGATTTAGTGTTGAATTTGATCCTCTGACAAGTGTAATCCATCTTAAAAACTCAACTTACCCTATTACTGTTGAGCTTACAGATGGTAAAGGTGACACATTCTCTCGTGCTGTTAATGGTAGTCAGGAAGTACCTAACTTTGGTTACTTGCCGGGTTCTGCAAAGATTGAAGAAGGTTTTGTTGCTAGGATCTCTGGAGACAAAGCATCTGGACAGGATGACTACTATGTAACTTGGAATGGTGCTGTATGGAAAGAAACTTCACAACCTATATATCCGGGCGGTTCTGCGTTAGTAAACTCAGGTTTTATAGCTGATCCACCTGTATATACTTTAAATGCTTCTCCTGCGGCTCCACTAGTAGCACTAAAGAAAGCTTCGTATATAGAGTTAGACGAAGGTACTATGCCTATGCAACTCTTTAAAGCCTTTGATAGTTCCAATGTCATATACTTTGTATTCAAACCTGTAGACTGGGCTGATCGTGAGGCTGGCGATGCCACAACAAACCCATTCCCTGCATTTGCTAACTATGACCCTGCAACTGATCCCAGTGGAATATTCAAGATAAATGACATATTCTTCCACAGGAATAGACTTGGGTTTATCTCAGACGAGAATGTAATACTATCGGAATCAGGTGGTTACTACAACTTCTTTCATACTACTGTGCTATCCGTTTTAGATACAGCAGTTATTGATGTGGCAGTTAGTAATAACCAAGTAGCTATACTCAAGTCTGCCATACCATTCCAAGAAAGCCTCATATTGTTCTCAGATCTCCAGCAGT